GTGCTCGATCTCTCGCTGCGCCCAATCGACCACATCCGCAGCATGCTCAGCGGCGGCGCGGGCGCCCAGGTCTACACCCAGGGCGTCTATCGCTTGTTTGCCGGCGCCTACATCACGCCCGTCGTCACGCTCACCGCCGACGATCTGCGCGGCACCCTCACCGTGCGCCCGCGCGTCGCCCGCAAAAGCCTGTTCAACGCCGTGCGCGGCACCTTCGTCGACCCGGACAAATACTGGCAGGCCAGCGACTTCCCGCCGATGACCAACGCCACCTATGAGGCGCAGGACGGCAACGAGCAGATTTACGCCGACATCGAGCTGCCGTTCACCATCAACAGCATCCGTGCCCAGCGCCTGGCGAAAATCCACCTGGAGAAATCGCGTCAGGGCATCACCGTCGACTTCCCCGCCAAGCTCACCGCCGTCAAGGTTGCCGTGTGGGACGTGGTGCGAATCACGCTGGCACACCTGGGCTGGAGCGCCAAAGAGTTCCGTGTCACCGGCTGGAAGATGGCAGCCGATGGCATGGGCGTCGACCTGGTGCTGCAAGAGGAGAGTTCAGCAAGTTGGGACTGGGCCTATGGAGAGGCCACCATTGTCGACCCGGCGCCGGACACCAACCTGATCAGCGCCGTATCCTGCCCGCCACCGACCGGCCTCACTGTCTACAGCGGTTCCACGCACCAGATCACGCAGGCCGATGGCGTCACCCTCTGCCGGCTTTATGCCACCTGGACCGCCGCCGCTGATGCCACCGTCCAGAACTACGAGATCCAGCACAAGCTGACGACAGACAGCGTCTACGCATCCGCCGTCATGTCTGCCGCCGTACTCACCACCTACCTCGCGCCGGTCCAGTCCGGCAGCAGCTACCACGTCCGGATCCGCGCCATCCGCATCAACGGTTCAACCAGCGCCTGGGAAGGCCCGGTGACCATCGCCGCCAGCGCCAACGCCAGCACGGTATCGGCATCGGTAGCGTATTCGGACATCACCGGCACAAAACCGCCATCTGATGCCGACAACACCAGCACCGCCGTCAATGCCGGCACCACCGTAACCGCCGCCGCTGGCGGCATCACCTTCAGCGCAAACGGCGCGATAAAAGGCGGCCAGACTGCGTACAACACAGGAACCGGCTGGTTCCTTGGGTATAGCGGCGGAAAATACAAATTCAGCATTGGCGATGCTACTAACTATATGAAATGGGATGGGTCTGAATTATCTGTAAGTGCATTAGATATGACACCATATAAAGCTGGTGACGTTATATTTTCCATAACAACGCACACATCGCAAACATTCAACACAACTCCAACATTGGTTAGGGCGTGGTATCTAGGAAGAAGTGGAGATATAAAAGTAAACTTTGAAATACGGTCATCTGCAACTGCACATACAGCGTATGGAAGAATATATGTAAATGGTGTTGCGCGAGGAACAACAAGAAGCACATCTTCATTGAGTTATTCTTCATTTGAAGAAACTATTACAGGGTTAGATGCAGGTGATTTAGTGCAGATATATTTATGGACAAGCACAACAAGTAATTTTTCTACTCTGAGAAATATGATATTGAAATCAAATCTTCCTTCCAGCGGTTATGCGTCATTGTAAATAATGATTCCAATTCTTCTTATATCGTTTTCAATCGCTGGATTACAGCCGGTAATCGAACAAATCCAATTCCGCACAATGGAATCATGTGAATCAGCAGCGAAGTTAATTGAGCGCGAATACGCCAGTCTGAATGCAAAAGCGATCTGCATAGACCGTTCAGTGGAAAGCAAACAATGACCAACTTCGACGCAGCATTTATCCGCATCGTTGCCCTTGAAGGCGGTTACTCCGACGATCCACGCGACCCAGGCGGAAAGACCAAGTTCGGCATCACCGAAGCGGTGGCACGCCAGCACGGCTACATCGGCGCGATGCAGGCGCTGCCGCTCGATGTGGCTGGAGAAATCTACCGTTCTGACTACTGGGATGCCTGCCGCGCACCATCACCAACCGATCAATCGTCGTCTCGACGCACAAGCGATGATTTCGTCGCGCGTGAGCAGTTGCATTTCTGGTAACCACACGGAGGATATACATGCCAGACCGCGTAATCGAAACCGTATCCCAATGGCGGGAAACCATCTACCAGGCCATGGCGTTTGCGCTGGTCGGCGTCTTGATCGCCATCGGACAGATCATGCAGTCCCGTGAGCCGATCACATGGCGCGCCGCCGTCGGCCGCTGCATCACCACCGGCGGCATCGCACTGGTCGCAGGCTCCGCGCTCGCCCTGTTCCCCGGCCTGCCGTTTATCGCACAGGTCGGCATCGCCGCCGCCCTGGCCAGCCTCGGCAATTCCGGGCTGGAAATGCTGGTGCAACGCATGTTTACCCGCTGATGAGGATATCCCATGCTCCCGATTACTGATTACTGGATGGGCCGTGACAGCAAATATCGTGGCGAGCTCACGGGCCAGATCCGCGCCAACGCCGACGACCTCTTGCGCAAGGTCAACACCCTGGTCGACCTGGCCGGCCTGTCGCTGGAAAACTCACCAACGACTGGCAGCCAAATCACCTCCGGCTGGCGGCCCGCCGCAGTCAATGCTGGTGTACCCGGCGCCGCGCCGCGCAGCAAACACATGACAGGTCAGGCCATTGACCTGTACGACCCGGAAGGCGCCCTCGACGACTGGTGCGTCGCCAACAGCCACCGCCTCGCCGCCGTTGGCCTCTACCTGGAACATCCGCTGGCAACCAAAGGCTGGTGCCACCTGCAGAGCGTCGCGCCGCGCTCCGGTAATCGCATCTTCTACCCATGATCGCCGAGCTGGTGCCACCCGAGGCGCGCCGTTGGATCATCGCCCTGCTGATATTCATGGCCGCGTTTGTGGGCGTCATCGCCTGGTGGATGTCGCGCCCGATATCAACGCAGGAACCGCCCGCGCCTGCCGTGCGCCAGTCCGATGGATCGCTAATCCTTGAGCGCAAACCCGACCCAGCCCCGCAACCGAAACAACAGATCCCGCGCCGCGCAAAAGTCGAGCGCGTCGCCGCCGTCACCGTCCAGCCCGATGCGCCCGCCCCCGAAGCCGGAAAACCCTGCCCCCCGGTAACCGTCGACCTCACCCTGATCCGCGAGCCAGACGGCGCCCGCCGCATCCTGGCCAGCAGCCCGGACGGCCGGGTCGTCGGCGGCCTCGATGTGCCAGTCGGGCCGATCACCCCGCCGGCGCCGGCAAAGCGATGGGCAGCGGGGCTGAGCTGGTCGCCAATCGACCGCACCTCGGGGATATGGATAGAGCGGGATCTGCGGCGAGTGCGGCTGGGCGTCGAGATCAACCAGGCAGGTGGCGTGCACACGTCTGCAGGCGGACTAGATGCGCGTGTCAGAATAGGCATTGCGTTCTGATACCATGATTATTCCAGTCATTTCCATGCGCCATAAATGCGCCACCGCACCGGCTAAAAGTGGCGCAAGGTGGCACAACCTGACCAGTTAAGTGATTGATTACACTACGCCCGGATGGTGAAACAGGTAGACACAAGGGACTTAAAAAACCTTGCATTTCAATCTAAGCATCTGTTTTATCAGTGTTTTCGTTTTCTGTGCGCCGTTTTTGCGCCATCGCCTCGGCCGCGCGCTTGAGATCGGCGGTCATCAAATGAGCATAGCGCGAGGTCATCGCAAGCGACGAATGCCCAAGCAGATCGCGCAGGATGGTTGCCGTTGCGCCGCTTTGCGCCCACCAGCTTGCTGCGGTGTGGCGCAAATCGTGGAACCGCACATGCTCAAGGCCAGCGGCTTTGCGTGCCGCCTCGAAATTGGTGCGAAGCGTGGCGTAGGTGATGCCAAGCGGCAGCGCGATATCGGCCATGTCTGCCGGGATTGGCACCAGCCTTGGCCTTCCTGATTTTGCCTGATCGGGCTGCACGACAATGCAGCCGTCGAACACGGTATCCGCTGCCAGTATCTCGTTTTGGCGCAGGCCGGTTCGCGCCGCCAAGCGGATCGCGGTTGCGACTACGGCATGCGTGCAGCACTCGGCCAAATGCTCGACCTGGTCAGGCGTAAGGTAGGTGTGCCGCGCCGTCTCGCCGCGCAGAAGTTTGATGCGTTGGCCGAGCGGTTTATCCAGCCAACCCCATTGCGCATGCGCCAGATTGGCGATGCGGCGCAAGATCGCAAGGCGGCGATTGATGGTTGCCGGCGTGAGGCCGGACTTGATGCCAGCCGTTTTGAGTTCTTCGGCCGCGTCTACAATCTGTTCCAGGCGTTTTCCGGCGCAGTATGGCCGGACGGCCCGGGCTTTGGATTCGTGCCCAGATTTGTCCTTGAGGGTCTGCGCTTCGCCCTGTAACCATTTCAGCAGCGCATCGTCTAGGCTGCGCGCTTGAGGTTTTCCGATGCGCCCGTCGATGTGGTCGCGTCTGATCTGCGCTTCGAGCGCGAGCGCATCTTCCCGCCGAGCAGTTGGTCCAAGAGCGCGCTGGATTCGTTCGCCGCCGATCTGTAGGCGGACATTCCAGGTGCCTGTTTTTGGATGGCGGAAGACGGACATGCGGCTGCTCTGACGGTACGGGACTTTGCAATATATTCCGCGAGGTCGGATTCCGCCACCCTGGTCGCGCCTCGTATCTCGACCACAGCCAACCGGCCAGCCGCGATCTCGCGCAGCAGCGTTCTGCGAGAGATCGCCAAACTGGCTGCGGCTTGGTCGATGGTAAGGAGCATTAGGCTGCAATCCGATCCAGCGGCGATAGCACACCCCGCCCGCCACGATTCAGGACGTGCGTGTAAATCATCGTGGTTTTGACATCAGAGTGGCCGAGCAGCTCCTGCACCGTGCGGATGTCGTGGCCCATCTCCAATAGGTGAGTGGCAAACGAGTGGCGCAGCGTGTGCGGGTGCGTTGGTTTGTGGATGCCGGCCTTCAGCGCGGCGGCACGTACAGCGCGCTGGATGTTGCGCTCGCCCCAGTGATGGCGGCGGACTGCGCCACTGCGCGGGTCGGTGGAGTAGGTCGGCGCCGCGAAGATGTATTGCCAGGCCCATTCGCGCGGCGCGTTGGGGTATTTGCGGCGCAGCGCGTCTGGCAGCTCCACATCGGCGCGACAGGCGGATAGATCGATGTCGTGCCAGCGGCGGCGCTCGGCAAGCTGCTCGCGCAGCGGTTGCGCCAGTGATGCGGGCAGCATAGTGATGCGATCCTTGCCGCCCTTGCCGTCGCGCACGGTGATGCTGCCGCCGGCAATGTCGAGATCCTTGATGCGCAGCCGCAGGCATTCCAGCAGGCGCATGCCGGTGCCGTAAAGCAGCCGGATGATCAGGCCGTTGGTGTCGTTGGGCAGGTGCCGCAACAGCGCGGCAGTTTCGGCCTGGCTGAGCACGGTGGGCAGGTGCTGGCTGGGTTTTGCGCGGGTGATGCCGTTAAGCCAGGGCAGATCAATATCAAGTACCTCGCGGTACAGAAACAGCAGCGCGGACAGTGCCTGGTTTTGCGTGCTCGCGCTGACGTTGCGGACGGTGGCCAGGTCGGATAAAAACGTCTCGATCTCGGGCGCCCCCATGCCGCGCGGGTGGCGTTTGCCATGAAAAAAGATGTAGCGTTTTACCCAATGCGTATAGGCATCTTCGGTGCGCAGGCTGTAGTGCCGGGTGCGGATCGCCGCGCGTACCTGGTCCATCAAACGCGGCGATTGAGCGACAGCCGTCGCTGTCGCGTTTTGTTTGATGGTGGCAGGCATGGCGCGGTTCTCTGTTGTTTTGTGGTGAGTTAGGCGACTGGGGGTGTCGCCGAATTTGAGTTAGGCGGATTTGTATTCGCCGCACCAGTTGTCTTCATAAGTTTCAACGTGCATAAACACATCACCATTCTCACTGCACTGAGAATGACCTTCACAACCGCCGACAAATACAGGCGGATAGCGGTGACATTTTCCAAGCGACATGCCTTCGCCAACTTCAATTCGTCCCTCGTCGCTGTAAAGGCATGCCCAATATTTGCAATCGTTACACTTTTTCATTTCAGTCCTTTCGGTTGTTGTGCCTAACATCTCAATCAAGCGGGACGCGCGAACATCCGGCGCGGCTTCGGAGGCCGCCTCACGCGCGCCCCTTATCGGCGGCGTTAGCAGTCATCAGCCGCCATGCCTCTGCTGCACATTGCGGCACCTGTCCGTTGCCAATGGCTTTAAGTCTGTCCACCCGAGCGGCCACCCCATCAGCCACTCGACCCACATCGGGTTCAACGCCCCACCAGCCTTCTCGCCATCCCTCAACAATGCCCCAGGGATGTTGTTGTGCTTCACTTGCGAGGGTGGCAGCGTGCAGTTCTTGCTGTCGTTCACTGTTGGCGTCGGCCACGTCTTCACCGCCGTCGAAAGCCCGTCCCCGCTGCTCTTGCTCAACCCTTTCCGGTTGTGGTTCCCGCATACCGTCGGCGTCGGCCAGTACTTCGCCGCATGTTCCAGTCCCACCTGCACCTTCTTGCCCTTGTGGTAGGCCGTCCGCCCGTCCGTTCCGCGCCAGTCCGTCACATGCGCGCAACTCCGGCCGCCGTTCGGCACGTTCGGCGTGGGCCACAATCCAGCATCGTTCTCGGCGGTGGGGCGCTCCAACGTCAGAAGCTCCGACAACACCCCATTGCGCATCGAACCCCATTTCGGCAAGGTCAGCGAGCACGCGGACAAGTCCTCGTCCCACAAGGAGCGGTGAGTTCTCCACGAAGACGAATCGCGGTCGTACCTCACCGATAATTCGCGCCATCTGGCCCCATAGGCCGGAGCGTTCGCCGTCGATTCCTGCTCCTTTGCCTGCGGCTGAAATGTCCTGGCACGGAAAGCCCCCAGAAACCACGTCAACAACCCCGCGCCAAGGCTGTCCGTCGAAGGTGCAAACGTCATCCCAAATCGGGAAGGCCGGGAGAAAGCCGTCATTCTGTCGCTGGGCAAGAACGCTTGCGGCATAGGGTTCGCGCTCAACAGCGCAGACTGTGCGCCACCCGAGCAAGTGCCCGCCAAGTATTCCGCCACCAGCGCCCGCGAATAAAGCCAACTCATTCACTTTCTTCCTTTCCTGCGCCGTCCCGCCAGCGCCGACTTTTCAAAAAACTGCTAACACGTCGCTCAACACGGACTGGCGCGATAAACCCGCGCCAGCCGGTTAGCTAGGCGTTATGCGCCATCAGTCGGCGGCTTCAATTTGTGCCGATTGCATAGCGCTTCTTCGATCAGCACAGCCCGGCTTTCGGGCTGGCTGTCCATCCACTGGATCAGCCAGCGCGGGAGTTTCAGGCTCACCGGCACTTTTTTGAGTGCTGGTGGGGCCGGTTTGCGGCCCGCCCCTTGGCGGGCTCCTCCGCTCATGCCTCCGGCATCCCGCCGGGGTACTCGCGGTCGAACGCCGCGATTGCGGCGAGTTGGGCCAGCCTTGCCCGGTCGCACCGGGCAGCGTGCTGCTTGGCAGCCGCGCGGGTAATCCCGTGCCGCTGGGCTTCTTTTCGTACCATATTGATGTAGCTCATGATCTGCTCCTATCTGTTTCGGGTGGCGTGATTGCTTGCCCGATGAATTCAGTATATACCTCATTCAGAATAAAGCAATACCTTTTTCAAAATATTTTTAGGCAACTACGCATAACACGGCGTTCAAAGCGCGACCGGCGGAAACCGCCCCGCCGGCGGCCTTAACTCAGCGTTGATGACTTCGGCGAGCTTTTAACCGGCGACATCGAGCAGCGGGCGTAGATCGCCGTTTTCGTCTTCGACGCTGACGTTGCGCAGGTTGTCCTGGATGGGTTTGGGCATGGCGGTTACTCCTGGTGAGTGGGCGTTGCAGATGCAGGCATGAAGCGCCGATGCGCCCACATGCTGGCGGTGATTCCGAACGGTCCGCCCATAAGGTAGGCGGCCAGTTCGGTGATGCTGGCTTCGGGCATCAGGCGATACAGCGCCAGGTGTCCAAGTCCGATGACAAACGAGGTCAGGAATGCAGCGGCGTAGTGGCCGCCGTTGACATTGAGGCTTTGGAAGCCAAGCGCGAACACACTGACAAAGCAACTGGCAAACAGGATCAGTTCGCTCATACCCCCCCCTGCGCCAGCGGGTCTTTACAGGTGCCCAGCACTTCCGGCGTGCTGGCGTTGCAGCGGCTGACGAAATCCACCGCGTAAGCCAACGTGCCGGAGTTGGCGCGCTTCAGCAGTTCATCCGCCACCGTCACTGCGGCCCGCATGCACTGCATTTCCGGCCCTGAAAAGCCCCACTTGGAGGTTTTGAGCCAGCGCCGATCGGCACTGACCAGCGCTTCTTTGGCGTCGTCCAGCATCTGCCGGGTTTCATCCGCAGCGCCAGCCATGCGGGCTGCACAGGTGGAAACGATGTTGAGGAATGCGGCGAGGGTGTGTCGGTGATAGATGTCTCCCGCGCCCAGCTCCAGAGCATCCAAAGCGATGTGTGCCGGTAGCACGATTGCATCGCGCTGTTGCGGGAGCAGCATGGTTCCGGCAATCCAGCGGCGGCGGTTGGTGTGCTTTTTCATGGCCTGGCCGCCTGCAGTTTGCCGATGATCTTGCCGGCGATGTGCGATTGATGGCTGCCCGGCCGCACGCGCTGGCCATCGACGACGATGTACGTGGTGCGGCTGTGGTTCAAAATCCGGCTGGTGATGTCGTTGCCGTAAATTTCAACCAGCGATTTCCGCCGCCGCGCCGCGCGTTGTGCCGGCGTTTCGGCGTTGGGCCGGCGTTTGTTTTTGCCTGGCCCGATGGCGTAAATCGGACTCGGCTCGCCGCGCCCGTTGATGCGCCAGGCGGTGATGTGGATCACGCCAGCAGCCAGCAATATGCGCTTGGTCAGCGCATGGGCATAACCGCGCGCAATGTGCAGCGCGTCAGACAGCTCCACCGCCGATGCCGGGCCTTTGCACGCCAGATGCTCCAGCATGCGGACGCAGGCCGGCGAGGTATGCCAGCGGATGGTTTCGGTGCCAAGGCGGGGTGTGGTCATGACCGGCTCAGATCGCGCCCATGCGGCGCAGGATGTGCGGCGGGATGGGTGCGGTGGCGTCTGGGCGGAACAGGTTGATACCCCAGGCGGCGAAGATCGCCTGTTTTGTACGCAGCAAGTTTTGGCTATACATGGCGTCAATCCTGGTATTTGCTCAACAGCGCGCGGATGTCGATGCGATCCGGCGGCGGCGAGCTAGGCGGGATGGGATCAGATGCGCCGCCGGTGTCATTGATACGCGACAGCACAGCTGTGAATACGATGGCAATGATGATCGCGGCGAGAAAAACGCCGACCAGAAGGACGGTGGCTTCGTGGCTCATGTCGGCACCCGCTGAATAAGCATGTCAGCACTGCTCAGAATCCGGCGTAGATCAGCCAGGCGCAGCACCACATCGGGGTCGACAATAATGCTGTCACCTAGCCAGATGCGCACCTCGCCGTTGACGATCTGGATGGTGTATTCGTCCAGGTCGAAGGTGATGGTGTTGATGCTCATGCGTACACCTTTTTCCCGGCAGCGGCGAGGCCCAGCGTGCGGCTGATCTCGGCGGCGGTGTGAGCCAGTTGCGTGGTGCGGGTTTTGTGTCCAGCGTTGTCAACCTGGACGACATCAAAAACGCGAATGCTGCCGCGTGTCTCCGGGCGGGGTTTGATGATGGTCAGCATGATGTGATCTCCTGATTAAGTTGGTAATTGATGGCCGCCGCGCACGCTTGGCGTGCT